CCAAGAGATATCGTTTGTAGCTGCTGCTTGACCCCAATAGATGTCATTGTTTGCTGCTCCTTGTCCCCAATCGCCTTGAACTCCCATTGTCTAAATAACTCTTTAACTTCACAATGTTGCTACGCTTCGGAGTGTAGGTCTGTTTCTTCGTACTCACAACACCCAAGATGCAAAGTTAGCGTCGGTATCAGGGTAAACGTCAGCGTTGTTGTTGCTATTGTATTCGGGGAATGAGGCTTGGTTGTAGCTCATATAAGTGATGAACCTATCCGTATAATACTGCGCCAAGTCACGAGCCTTGCCGACCAAATAGTCAACCTCAATCTTCTCTGCGGTGGTGCTATTCTCCGAGTTGTGCTTGAACACACCGCCATTGCCTACCGTGTATGCTGCGAAGGGGAGATATTCGCACAAGGCCCATTGGATTAGCATTGGTTGCAGGTAGTCCGAAACTAACGCGAGGTAGGGGTTGGTCAAAGTGTTTGCAAGAATGTCCGCACTAATCTTATCGTATAGCTTGGTTCCTGTGTAGTTTTGAATATGAATATCTTGCGCGATTGCAATGAACTGAGTAAATTTGTCGGTATCAAGGTTGCCGCTTATTAGCGTATTGCGAACGAGGTCTTCCCTCTTTATCCATAGAGCCTTCATATCTTATCGTGGGTTTATAAATCCTTCATTGGGCATATCAACGGGGCGCTTTGCTACGTTTGTAGGATTGGTCTCAAGTGATACGCCCTCTGCCTTTGCCTTGTTCACACTCACCTCTGCGTTTGGGTTGCCTACATCGGGAGTTAAGCCTTCGGCTTTTGCCAAGTACGTCTTACGCATCCAAAAGTGATGACACCTTGCACCGCCCTTGTAAAGCCATATTGAATAGGTTGCTGCTCCTTCAGGGCCAAAGCCTGCGTTGACGGCTTGACCATCCATACGAAGTACATCCTCCTTGCGGTACACCTTGCCTGCGGCTATCATCTTCTTGCAGAACTCACGGCTATTAGATTTCTGAAGTGCTGCGGATTCGGGGGCGTAAGCATAACGAACCTTGTACCTCTTGCCTTCTTCAGTTACTCCGTCTTGGCTGCTCTTGGCGTTAGGGAATGCGCTGCCTGTTGATGCGAATGCGTACTTGCTCAAAGCCTGCTCCGCATCGTAGTCAACGGGCCTTTCATCTACAAGCTCCCACTCATCCATATCTACGACCTCACCCAAGATTTCAAGCTCTGCGAACATAGCATCTAAATGGTCATCGCTCGGCTCTTGGCTTGATAACTTAACGCCCGTCTCCTCCTCACGAGTCTCCATATCCATAGGCGTTACCACATCTTCCGTAAACTCTAAAGGCTGAAGGGTCTTGAAGTATAGGTTTAGGCTGATGTCGTTGTAGGCAAGAATCATATCTATGCCGTCAATGATAATCTCCTGCTTGGGGCGAATGACAAGGTTATCCAAAAGCGTAGATGCGGTCTTTAGTTCATCAGCGTTATTGCCTAACCCCGAATTGTCCTTGATGCCCAAGAGCATAGGACTTACGATACGATGCGAAACCATTATCTTCTGCGTGGCTTCAGCACTCAAGAATTGGTACTGCTCCGCAGCATCCGATAACTGCACAGGGTCAACCGTTGCAGCAAGGTCTTTGTTGTCATTGAACGCAAGGATGAACTTGCCCGAATTGGAACTACCGCTAAACTTCGTTGCAATCTGCTGCTCGATGCTCCTGCGCTCTTCTTCACTCGGTACACCGTTGTTAAAGTTGATAAGCATAGAAGGCGCAAGGCCGTTCTGAATGTTGTTGATGTGGTAGTTGGCAATCTCCTCCTCAAGCTCTGCATAGGGTAAGCCACCTTGATAGTCAACGGGTGAGTAGTAGTAGAATCCTGCTCGGTATGGTTTGATGTATAGAATCTCTAATCCCTCACGGCTCTTGCCAAATGCAGGGATGCGCACAGGTGTCTCTCTCCTGCCTTTTACGTCTTCCCAATCCTTTGCGTAGTAGTAAGCCTCAACCTCGCCATCTTCGTTGCACCTTGCGGCTCGCAGCGTCTCTACGGGTATGTGTTGTACCTCTACGATAGTGTTGTGGTCTTGTGAGTACACCACCTGAAAAGAGCATTGCCCCATCATAACGTAATCGGCCACCACCTTCTGCAAGCAGGCTTTCGTGAACAGGCCACGCATCGCTGCGTACTCGCTCGGCTTCTTGGCAGAGTCTGATGCATCCAAGCCCTTACCAAAGGTCATATCCATCAAAGAGTTGAGGATAGCGTTGTTGGTGGGTGAGCCGTTGTAACGGTCAATCAGATACCCGAAATAGTCGTTGTTGTCTCCGTATTCTACATAGTCCTTGCCCTGCACCTCTTTTACAACAGGTGTGGTGTAGGAACTGAAGTTCACAACGTGGACTTTAGATGATGATGTACTCATTGTCATAGCTTGTTTCTTCGGTGTACACGTTTTGGTTCACCGTAAATTTCTCGTAATCTGTTTGCGAAGTTACAAATACCCTGTCTCGATATATTAGATCTCCTGACGCGAATACCTTCAAGCCATAGAATCTATTGTTGACAAGGGTAAAAGTGCCTGTAAGTGTCATAAAACCATTAGCAGAGGCTGCCGTGACCGCAGGTGTTGCGGTGGTGTTTGTTGATTCATCAATCAGCGCAATCGTAACGCCCGCAGGGAACGAGCGAGGTATGATTACAATGGCTTGTGGTGAGGCTGAAACCTGAAGGATATGCATCTTAAGTAAATAACCTTTTACTTTGAATTTGTTTGAAAATATAAAAGGGGCTTACGCCCCTTTCCCTATATTATCACTTTAGCACTTTTAAGATTTGCTAAATAAAATATATTATTTTATGCTCTTTAATTTAAGATGAGCATCCTGCAAATTCTTATCAGCTTGCTTTAACTCATTAAAGAGTTTTACAACCTCATTGTATTTAGGAACCGCAGTTGGATCAACTCCAAGTTCTTTTGCTTGTGATTCCGTATCTTGAATGGTTGATTGAATTCTTTTTAAGAAGTCATTATTTTGATTAAGAAGACTGTCATTTGCCTTAACTTGCCGTGCGGCCTGTTCAACTCCAAATGTTAATGCGTCAAAAGCAGTTTTGCTATGTCTGGCGTTTTGAGTGCTATACTTGATTCCGTTTTCTAAAGGAACTAAAACGGAGTCTAAATTGACTTTTGCTAACTCAACTTTTATTGTGCGAACCTCTTCACCAATCTTGGCTACTTGCGCAAAAATTTGCTTACTCATTTTATTAAACTTTTTTATCAATCGTTTGTGCGTTGATGTTTTTGATTGCCGTAAAGCCGTCAAGCACCTTTCCCATATCATCTAATTTTTTATCTAATACTGAAGCTTTTGGAAAATCATTAAAAGACATATTAAGTTCTTTTAGTTTAGTTAAAAGATTTTTTAAGTATGCCTCCGAATCACGAACTGTTTTTAAAGTTTCAGAGTAAAATCCTCCGCTAAAAGAAGCAATTCTGTTTAATTCTTTAGCAAGCGCATTAAACTCGTTTATTTTTTGATTAGCGTCAGTGGCTAATTGATTTAAATTTGAGGACTTTTGGTCTAACAAATTAATAAAACTTTGTAAATCCTCTTGAACTCCTAACTCCACACGCATCGGTTCTTGAGCCTCACGCACCTCTGCGCCAATCTTGGCGATTTGAGCGAATATATGTTTACTCATCGTGTAAATATAAGGGGGCTTGCACCCCCCTAATTCATTTAAGAGTTAGAACCCTTAACAATTACCGCAGATGCGTTAACCCCTGCAAATGGATTGGCAGCAGTTGAGCCATCCAAGAAGTTGGCAGGAGTTACCTCTTGCCCTTCCATTGTCAAAGTGTAACCCGATAGGTCACCCATTGCAGCACCTGTTACAATCGTTCCACCCGTAACTTCAGCACCATTCAAGCGACCCATCATAAATGTGTTGCCGTTGTAGTCTGTTACGAAAACGTAAGGACGTCCGTAAGCAAGCAATTTTAGCTGCTTGTTATCAGTCTTGCTCAACTTGGTTAAAGTCAAGTTCAAGGTTTGAGTGAAGAAGGTAGTACCATTCTCACGGCTTGAGTTAAAGGTTTGCTCAAAAGAGCTATTTCCTTTCAAGTCATACTCAAATCCCGAAAATATACCACTTGATGCAGTTCCGCTAATGCTCGCAATGGAGTCATCGGCAGTAAGCACTACGGGCTTCAAAGCATCGTAATTGACGAAGATTACATTAGTAATCCCACCTACTACGTCTTTACACGGCAACGCTCTGCCTAAAGTAATGTCACACGCCATTGTTTCTTTGTTTTATTAGAATTAAAAAAGGGGGCGAGGACATAGCCCAAGCCCCCCTATGATTTACGTTAACTCGGATTAAGAGTAAAGAACAACGTCAGCTCCGATACCATACTGAACTCCTGCGAAGAAGCGTAGGATAACACGGATGTTGTCTGAACCGTCAAGGTCAGCCATATCAAGGACACGCACTTCGTTGCGCTCGTTCAGAAGCCCTGTTCCGAAGAACATATTGCTTGCTTGAGCAGCTACCATCTTGTTAGAAGGAAGACCGTTACACATAACAACCTTGATGCCATCGAAGAACAAGTCTCCATTGCCGTACCAAGTAGTGCCTTTGTTGTCAACACCATTCGCTCCAAGACCTGAAGTTCCGAATCCACCAAGAGCGCGGACATAAGCCTTTGCTACGTTTTGTGGAACGAAGATTTGAAGGTCTTCCTTGCCGTAAAGGGCAGCAGGAATAGCATCTACAACTTTGCCAAGCTCGGTGATTACGTTAGCAGCAGTCACGGTGGTGGCAGTTACGTCAATAACATCAGAGTCAGCAGTCATCAAAGAAAGGAATCCGCTGAACTCACCTGCACTTGCGGCAGTTCCGTTCCAAATGTTCTGCTCAATCTTCTGTGAAGTCTTGGCAGCAACGTGGGCGATAAGGAAGTCAGCGAAAGAAGCAGGGATGCTATCGTAAGCAGAGAAACCCATTTGACCACCAACCCAAGAGTCGTAGTAGTCCTTTTTGCAAAGCTGCAAGTTCACTTGGAATGGCTCAACCTCAAGGATGCGGTCGGTCAAAGTCAAGGTAGAAGTTGCATCAAAGTCGCAAGTAGCATCACGAACAATAGAGTCGGTGTTAACCTTCTGAAGTGTGGTGCGGTAGTTTACGTTTGGAAGAATCTCAATGAGTCCTTTGTCAAGCGTGTTAGCAGAAAGTAATGCAGCAGAGATGTACTTGCTCGCAAACGCTCCTGCGTAGTTTGTAGTGATTGAAGTGGTCGTAGCCATTTTTTATATTTATTATTTGTTGATTCGTGCAAGGACTCGGTCAATCGCTCTTTCGGGGCGGTTAGAACTCATCTTTTGGACTTGCTTTGTTTCGGGGTTGTGCTTGATGGCTTTAGCCGCAGGTGCAGCAGATAGTTCAGCCTTGATAGCTGACATCTCCTCCTTCTTGGCGTATGAACCCATCTCCTCACGCATTGCTTTCATCTCCTCACGCATCATTGCTACTTCCTCGAGAACTTTCTCGATGACTGCAACAACCGCAGGGGCTTCTTCTTTTACCTCTACCTCTGCGAGTTCTACCTCTGCTTCGGGGGCTTCAACTTCTACCTCTACTTCAGTTTCGGCAGCAGCTTCTTTAATTTCAGCGATTACGCCTTCTTCTTCGATGACCAAAATACGGCCATCAGCAAGTAGGTGTTCGCCAATCGGAGCAGCAACTCGGTCTTCGCCACTAATGACAAATACTTCGTTACCTGCTTCAAATGATTCAGCCTCAAGAACGGCTCCGTTCTCAAGGGTCATTTGCTCGAACTTAACCTCACGGATGGAGGACAGTTCGGCAAGGATGCGGTTTAGGATATTGTTTGCTTTCATATCTAACTAATTAAAGGGGTTTTGATTATTTGTAACATTTTTATAGGTCTTGCCATAGCGTATTTGTGGACTCCCATCGGGTGTTGATGGTCTGCCACTCCTCGCCGCGTATCTTAACGCTTGTGCCTTGACCTACTAACGAGCCTACTCCTTGCGCCTGCAATGAGCCATCGCAGCAGTTGGACTTGTAGGTGTTGTCTTTGCACAAGCATCCACGCCTACCACCTCTCGGGGATGCAATAGGGAGTTTCATTGGTCTATACATTCCCGAGTTCTTTTAATTTAGACTCTGCCCAACGCTTGCCTGCAAGACCGCCCCATAGTAGGAACGATATTGTACCACAGGCTTGGGTGTCATTCTCATCGTAGTATTCTTCGGCTCTTGATAGGTATGAGTACATCCGTGTGATTGTCTCTACGCTCACAGGCTTGCCCTGTGCGAGCTGCTGCGCTCTTACCTTACCGACAGGTGTTGCACACTTGTTGCCGTTCTTCTCATTTAGTTCAATGCCACGCTTGGCGTTATTGCGTACGGCTTCGGGGTAATCGGTAAACGATTCCATCTCGGTGCGTGTTCCCGTCTTCTTACGGCCATCCCTTTTGATGATAGCGACAATCTGCGCAAGCATCAACGCTGCTTCCTGCTCCTCAAGGTGTGCCATCTCTTGCTTGGCAAGGTTTAGCTTGTCCACAAAATACCCCTCAATGCTAAAGCCTTTGACCTTTCCCGTCTTGACAAAGTTTGTCCAAATCTCGGGGTTGTTGACTTTCATAGAAACCATCCACGTTCCAACAGGCAAATCAAAGCCGTACTTCTTGCTCTTGTCTTGTACGTCATCTTCGATAATCCACGACTCTACAACCGTGAGGCCGTTGATGCCTACTTCGTGTTCAAGCGTAGCGTTGTTCTGCTTGGACTTCTGAAAGAACATCTCGCTTGCTTTGCGGATGGTGGCTTCGCTGAAGTACACATAGAACTCCTCCTGCCCTTCGGCTCGGTAGATGGGTTTGTTTGGTACGAGTGCTGCTCCCATAAGGATGCGCTTCTCATCGCTCTGCGTAGCGAACTCAACCCGTTGTGAGTTGAGTGCAATAAAGTCCTCCTCAATCGCAGGGTATTCTACAAGGGAGATTGCATCAATGCCCGTAAGGAGCATTGATTCATCAAGTATTAGTTCAATCAGTTTCATATTATCCAAAGGTTGCGGTTCGTATGCGTCTGCGGTCAAGCTCTGTTCCCGAAATAACCTCGCCACTTACAACGTAGGCTTTCATAGGCTTTTGGAATTGAGCCGCGAGGCTTTCTACTAAGATGTTGTTTCCACTACGAGAAACGAGGTTAAATTGAGCAGGTTGAGGTGGCGCTTGAATAGAGGTGCTTCCGCTATAAGACGCACCGCCTCCCGAAGGTTGAAACTGTGTGCTTTTGATTGTTGCTACCTGTGCCAAGCCTGTGGCTAAAGCAATACCTGCCTTAACAAAGTTAGCACCCGTTAGAGCATCCTGTGGAACTGCGAGCTGCGCCGTAACTGCTGCGGCGGTAGCAGCGATGGCAGAGGCTAATTGAAGTGCTTTGTTGACTTGAAACGCTCGCTCTGCGCTTTGCTCGTTGTCAGAGTTTAGCGCGGTGTACAAATCACCAAGCGCAGAGAATGATTGTGCCGTGAGGTCAAACCCTTGTTGTGTTGCTTCGATTCTTGCTTGCTGAATTTGACGCTCATTATCCTCTACGAACAAACGATAGTCACGCTCAATCTGCTCTTTTTCTGCGAGCGCTTGTTGGTAGGCTACGGAGTCAGCATCGTAAAGAGCCAACGTTTTATTTAGACGCGCAGTCTCGTTTTGGAATATCAATTCTTGAAAGTAAGCCTCTGTCTGTAACTTATCCGCTTGAGTGCGTTGGAATGCAACGTTTTGCTGCTTTTCAAACTCAAAGCGTGATGTTTCTGCATTAGATAAAATTTGCTCAATATCCAAACGCTCACGAGCGAGGGCAAGGTTGTTTGCTAAAAACTCCGACTCTTGACCGCGCAGGCGTTCTTGGATGTCAAGCTGCTCGGTAAGGGCTTGCTCAAGGGCGACCTGATTCTCAATGTTATCAATGCGGCCTACCTCAGCTTGTGCTGCCGCAATCTTTACATTTACCGCTGCCTGCTCCGCAGCAAGTTGCTCTTTTAGAATTTCATTTAGGTTCTCGTTTGCCGCTTCGCGCTCGGACAGGCTATTGCGCTCATCATCGCGAATCTGACGCTGCTCCTCTGCAAGAATTTGATATTGGAACTGAAGTTTGATGCGCTGCACCTCTGCAAGCTGCGCCAACTTTTGCAGTTCAACAAGCTGCTTCGCTTGGTCAAGTACTCCCGTAAACGCCTCACGCAAACTCTTTTTGCCACCCGTAAAATACTCTACCAAGTTGCTTACCAAAAGCTGCGCTGCAAACAATCCCGTGTTTAGTACATCAACAACCTTTTGGTTTTGCGTAAACGCTTCGCTTGCTGCATCGGTTAGTTTGGTGATAACGCCAAGAGCCGTAATGTTTTTGATTAGGCTTTTAATTCCCTCACCCGTCTTCTTTACCTCTTTCTCTACACCCTTTACAGAGGCTTCGGCCTTGTCAAACGATTTCTCGGCAGTAGTACCTACGGTCTTGACATTCTTATTGAGGTCTTTTACCTCCTCATTGATTTGGTTGACGGTTTGCTCGAAGTCACTACCATCAGCCTCAATCTTAATTGTTTCTACTACTGCCATTACCTGCGTTTTAAGAACTCATTCCAAGTCTTGGGAATTGCGTACTTGCCTTTGGCAATATCTATTGCCTCTGATTCATTGCGCCATTCCTGTAATTGCAAGAGTTCAATTAAATAACTTAAATAACTTGTCTTCATACTACGTTAAGGAGTTCGAATGTTGCTTTGCCTGTGGTTAGGTTTAACTGCACATTATTAATGATATACTTCGTATTGTTCCAAATCACGATGTCGTTCATCTTAATTGTTGCCATCTTGCCCAAAGGCAGAACCGCGTCAATTCGGAATATCCTGCGAGCCTTGTTATAAAGGTCGGTGGTATAGTTCTGCCAATAGTCAGAGTAAAGATTTCGGTTTACCGTTTGTAAATGATACGGGTCAACGTCAGCACCAAAGGTGATAGAGCGCGAAGCCCCTGCGCTTTGATATCGGTTTGAGGTATTGGCATACCAACAGGAATTTACTATTCTGCTTGTATTGTTGTCAGCGTTCACAAATGCAACGGGGTTAGCGGCTATATTGTAGTTATTAAAATATCCGTAGAACAAAATCGGTGCGCCTAAGTATTGGTTGAACGTACCATCAGAGCCTATGTCACTTGTGATGCTTTTGTAGACAAGTATGTTTGTAACGGTATTTGTGTGTTCGTCGGTTAAGCGCTCAAACAAGGGGCATTCAAATGGAAGCTCAACAAGGAACTCCTCCCCATCAAAACTAAAGAACGCTCGCAAGTCCCCGTAACCAATGCCATAGGTCTGTTGGTATTGGAATCCGAGTATCTGCTCCGTATCTTGATATTTAAACTCAATCTCTCGGTATAGCGAGGGCCTGCCAATAGCGTACTCGGTAATGTCAAACTCGTTTTGGTAGTTAACATCGGGGCCTGCCGCATACCAATCATCAAGAGGCTGAAGCAAGAATGTAGTGCCGCTTGGAACAAGCACAAGATTGTAAGCCTTCAGTAATCCTGCTAAGAAGTCCTTTACCTTGATTTCGGGCATAAGGTCAGAGACCACAATCTTCGCTAAGGCGTAAGTTGCGGAGGTGGTCATAAATACATCAGCACTTGTTACAGAACTTGAGCTTGTGATTGTCATCTGCAATATCTCATAGACCATTGCTACGTTAGTGCTTGGTCGTATCTTGATTTGAAGCGACTCAACATTATTGGTGACTGCAATATCAGAAAGGGTGATGGTGGATGTTCCGTTGCCTATTGCTTGCGCCACAAGGACGTCATTTCGGAATACACCAATATAGTAGTCATCAGCATAAGCGGGTATGTAAACATCAATGACCACATCATAGATGTCTCCCGTGCCACTTAAACCAACAGGTGACCAAGTTTCAGTAGCAAGGTTAAAATAGTCGGGCGAGGGCGCATTTGTGTCGTCAAAAGGAATGACCTCCCAAGCAGTAGCATTTGGCTGACCTTCGTATGAATAGCCCTCGTACCTATGCAGCCAAAGCGATAGGTCGGTGAAAGGCACACTACTCAAAAAAGACCCTGTGAAGGTGATTCCGTATTGAGCCTCTATTGCGTCAAGGATGGCCGTCACTTTTAGTGCAGGCTTTAACTCATAGTAATGTATGCCGTGTTGTTCGGTTGCGCCTTTGTAGTGAAGGTTGGAATCGTTTTTATTTGCTGCATCAGAATCGTAAAACCAATTCTTTACAGGACTCATTAAAGGGAAAAACAAAGGAGCATACGCAGCAGTAGTCAATCCATTGTAAACAATAGTATCTGTATAGGCTCGGTCATAGGCACTGAAGTCAACATCATACAAATAGTCCTCACCAAACAAATCAGAAAGCGTTACCAACTCACCATAAAAAGTGAGCGTGTACGCGTAAATCTCCGTGCCTTTATACTGCACGTCCTCAATCTCAATTACTCCCGAGCGGAACGGAATTGAGTTGATTTCAATTTGAGCAGACTGACGGAAGCGACCATCAAAGTTATTAGGGACTGTATTGCTTGACTCGGATGTGTTCCAAGCGGTTGCGTTGTTGTTCCAAATAGTACTCCAAGTATTCCAAAGCAGTTGCGATGGCACGGTAGTCACTGTTGAGGTTGCTATATTGGTATTTCCGTAAAAAGCAAATATCTCGTTATTAGTAGCCGTTGCAGGAACCGTGAAGCTCTGCGTAAAATCCGTGAACGTCTTGCTTATATCTTGAATATTCTGAACCGACAGGTTGATGCTAATCTCCTCATCGTTGAATAGGTCAAGCCTAAAGTCATTAACGTAAATATCAACCTTGTTCATCGTACCAAGCTGCGCTCATCAAAGCCAAATTCAAAGGACATTGTGTAATTGATAAGCTGCGTATTCACGCTCTTTTGGTATTCTATGCTTCCACGCTGCGGAACTACACTCACCCAATTGCTATTGGTGTAGACCGCGACATACTCGCTCATAAGAATGTCCTCAATCGTTTCATCGTAGTCTTGGTCAACGAACCCCGTGTTTAGAGTTAGGGTGTTGCGAGAGTTGACGTTATAGGATTGGTACTTGCCTACCTCCAATGAAGGGGTAGTGAAGCCATCGTTGTAGATGCTCTTTTGGTAGGAGTCCTGCGTGAAGCTACCACTCTCATCGCTGCGCTTAAAGAACGTAATGAAGTCAGCAACGCCAAAGCGGTTGATGAACCCAATCTGCACAGGGTCGTATTTCGCCTCGCACAGAACATAGTATCGCACCGTTCCAATAGTGGTATTGGAAGCGTTCTTTAGAATAACATCGTAGTACTGACCTACGCCACCATTGGGTTGTGCGCTTGGCTTTATCTCGGAAGGTAAAAAGGAATTGTTCTCAAGGTTTGCAGGGCCGACTCCTGCATAGATTACAAGGTTTTGTGAGTTATTGCTTGCGGGGCTTGGCGGCGCGGTGCTGATTGCACTTACATAAAAATCATCGGAATCACCACCCTGCCAACTGATGACAATATAGGCAAGACCATTGGCAACACTATTATAAATTGCAAGAGATTCGTAGTTTCCTACAAGCGCCTGCCTATTGCGGGTTGTTGCAAGAATGGGTTGTGATACGGCAACAGGAGCAATGTTATCACGAGTTGCCCATCCATCGGTTGCGAGAAAGGCTTTATTGGTTGAGGATGACCATATTGACGATTCGGGGGTTCCACCATTGTTAGAGTATGTCCAATCACCCGTAGGAATTATCCATAATGCTTCCCCTTGTGGGCTTTGAGAATAACCGATGTCATTCCATACACCAAAACTATGAACGAACTGCGTGCGAATTAAATCACTCACCTCGAAGTTAATGACTTGGTTTATTGAATAATTTTTGTTTAACGAATAGTTAGCAGAACCCGACGTGGTAGGGACTCCCGTACGAATACGCAGGTTTAAGTCCATATAAATAAGGCCATCGTTTGGGAGCGTGTTATTTTTGCCCGTGATAAACAAAGGGCTGCGACCCATTGAAAGGCTACTCGGTGTGGAAATTACAGGTGTACTCATTTGAAGTCAGTAGGTTCAATTATAAATGCTTGAAGCAAATCGGGAGGCAGGCGATTAAATGCTATGTTGAATGGTGTGCTGAAGAACTTGGTTGCGGTAATACCCTGCCGATATACCGACTCCCTTACTGCATAAGGGCTCAAGCCTTTGCTCTCGGCCCATTTCTTAAACGCGGACACGGGAGGCTTCTTGTCCTTGTAGGCGAATGGACTATTGGGGGCTTTCTGCTTCCAAATCTTCCCTTTGTTATTTCGCTTGTTGAATGCACTCGTGGTCTTTCTCGTGCCTCCTGCGCCCTTTACGCCTTGGTCTTGAAACTGACCATAGTCCTCCATTGAGAAAGCCAATGAGAACTTGTTATCTGAATAGTAGATATTATATTTAAGAGAATTGTAAAGGGTCTTGTCAAAGTTGTGATTCCCTTTGGTGAGGTTGCTCCTCGCCTGTTGAATGACAAATTTGCCAAACTTAACAAGCACCGCAGCTACCAAATCCTCTCTTGCCATTTTAGCAGACGCTGATTTCGGTGTTAGCAAGCAGCACGTCAAACGTAGCAGTCCATCCCGCAAGCAGGTTCTCGAACCTCTCGCTGAAGGGAACGCAAGAGGCAGTACCATCCAACTGATAAAGGTCGGTGTACAGAGTACCCCTTCGCAGTTCAGTCACCACATCGTTGATGACCGCAAGCTGCGTGTTTAGAATGTTCTGCTCGTTGCTTGTGCCGTAGAACGGCTCTGCCTGTAAGCGTGGGTTCTCTTTGGTTTCATCTACCAAGTCCATACAAACGATGCTTACATTCATCCGTACTATTTGTCCTTCAAATGTTGCTTGGTTCACAATGATATGCGACAGAGGAAAGATGGTCTGCTTGTTTAGGTCAATGTCGAATATATCGCCTGTCGTTACCACGTTCACTTGGCTGTTGGCCTCAAGGGTATCTTTTAGTTTGGTGGTGATGTCGTAGAACTGTCTCATTTCTTTAGTTTTTCAATTTGCTTTCTTTCAACTTCTCCTTTTTCTTTGTCAAACGTGAGAAGGGTGAGGCATTGGTGAACGCCCAATCCTCCAATTTCTTGAAAGGCTCTGATGTCGCCTTTAGCGAGGTGATAAAACGATGAATACCATCCCCATTTTCTTCCAAACTGCGATTCAGTTGAGTATTCGTTTTCGGGTTCTCCAAAGAGCGTGTCGTAGCGTTCAACAAGTCGTTTCCTAAACGATAAAAAAAAAGCGTCGCTCCTAACACAACATCCATCGGGGCTTGCTTCATTACGTCGCAATACTTCAGCGCGGACTCGTACGGCTCTATCTCATACCGCTTGCCGATTACATTTGTAACGGGTCGGTAAAGAACCGCCATCGTCTTGTGAAAATCAGCGGTATCACTCATATAGTTATCCAAATCTACATACTCCCCAAAGGTTATGTCTTCGAGGTTGGGTATGAACCCGAAGGTTTGGTTGCCAATGGTGAACTTGTGCTTGAGCGATGGCTTATCGCCGAACATTCCGTTCAGTCGGTTCACTACCCCTGCAAGGCTTTTAAACTTTACGTTTGGCAACTTGGCAAGAGGCACTCCGCAGAATATCTCAAGCATCTTGTGGCTCAGAAACTCTTCGTCGCCTTCCAAGCGCACAAAGCGTTGGTATTGGTCAAGCGTGATCTCTGATAGGGCGGTGGGTACAATTACCTTTAGTTCCATTATTAAAATAACCTTTTAGTTTTAGCGTATGGCATACCTGCCAAAGTTAGGCCTGCTGAGTTTGTTGTAGGTGGCATAGCGAAGAGCATCGATTGCGTGGTTAAAGGCATCGATGGGTTTATTAAGCAGGTTTCCGTTTTTGTCTTCCACCCATTTGTAGTTCTGAAGTTCCTTGATTAGGTTGCTGCTTCGTGGTGTTACGAATAGCTTATGTCGCTTCAGCACGTCAATACCCACTATGATGCTATCTGAACCCTTCTGAGTAGGTTTTACATTCCATCCCATGCGATGCAGCTCCTCGATGCTTTTGGGTTCAGCAGAGTCAGCAAATACCTCAGTACGTCTGTCAAGGCCAAGTGATGCAAGAACATTACCGATATCGGGATTTGTCATACCCGTTCTGTAGATCAGCTCATCCACATAAAGATTGTCTCCTGACTTATAAACCGCAACAAGAGCCGTGGGATCGTTCGTGTAACCGAAGTCCATCCCGTGACATAGGAGCGTGGCATCGCTTGGTATCTCTGCCTGCCCGTATTGGAAGATGGTGGCTCTGCTCATACCACGTTCTCCGAGTCCGTAGATTCTCCAATAGTCGTTATCCGTATGTTGCAGCCTTTCTATCTCCTCAACGATTGAGGCATCCAAGAACGGATTGTCGAGGTAGGTGGATTGGATGTAGGTAACGTCATCCCTTGTGAGTAGCTTGTCGTAAATCCAATGGAACGCATCAGAGGGGTTGTAGTCAACCCATATCTTGCCTGTGGTACGAATCAAGAGCTGAAAGAAATCCTCCCAAGTAAGTTCGTTTGCCTCGTTGCAGAATAGGTAGTCACGTCTTGCTCCCCGTTTCTTCTGCGGTTGGTCAAGGCTGATGAACTCAAAGAGGTTGCCATTTAGCTCGTAGGTGTAGTCGCTCTTGTTATGCCGTGCTTCATCGTACAGATTGTTCGCATTTAGGATTTCAAAGAAGTCACGGTAGGCCGTCATCTTTAGAGATGGCAGCGACTTGCGCACGATAGAATACACCTTGCCGCGATCCTCCATCGCCATCACGATGAGCATCTGCAAAAGCGAGTAGGTCTTACCCGAACGGCTGCCGCCTTGATTGACTACTATCCGAGTTGGGGCGGTGTAGTTCTTTTCAAAGAGTTCGCTACTCTTGATGTTTAGCTCGGACAATCTCTACTTTTATTTTGGTTAGCTCATCCGATACCTCGTGTGAGTTCTCCACCCTTGCGAGTTTGGGAGTCGTGTACTCCGCCATCTTGTTCAAGAGGTCAAGTGCGCCCTTCGGGTCATCAGCAGCTACCTGTGTGAGCCATAAGGTCATATTCTCAAGGTTGGCTTCTATAAGGGTTTGGAATGCCTCTCGTATTTTGTTGGTGGTCTTGTTTGGTGTTCCGCTTGGGCGACCTGTGTTGCCTGCGATGAATCTTCCTTTGTCGTCTTTCATATCCGTTTAGTTCCGTTATTTTCGGTTCTATCTAAATAACTCTTTTAGCAAGGTGGTGATTGTGTGTTGCTTGAAGTCGCTCTTTCCATTGCTTAATATCGCCATAAGCAACGTGGCAATTACGGCAGAGGGCCATTAGGTTTTCTATGGTATCAGCAATTTTGCTTCCACCCATCCCACGAGATTCGATGTGGTGGATGTCAACCGCAGTACCTCCACAGACTTCGCAGGGTATGAAGTCAGTTGTGGAGTAGCCCATCCCTTTGAGATAGACCTTTGTGTGGTTTTTCACCTTTGGTAAATCCAACAGTCATCAATGAACCAAGCACGGGGCAGCAGTTCATCTACGGCTTGGATTACTCCCTTCCAATTCTCGTGGTAGTCATCTCCTGCGATGAAGCCTCCCTTCTTTACTTTAGGTAGCCACAGCTTGATGTCTTCCTTTACCGCCTCATAGGTATGGGTGAGGTCTATGAATACCACGTCAAGGGATTCCTTGAGAAACATTTTTGCAGCTACTTTGGATTCTCCTTTGATTACATTGTACTTGCGCTCACCCATATTCTCTAAGAACAGGTCATAGATGTCTATCTCCGTTGCGAGCTTGTGGGTGGTTGTGAGTTCGTTTGGTGAACCCTTCCAAGAATCAATGATTGTGATGTTTTGGTGTGTTGCTTTGTCGCATAGGTAGGCCGATGACTTCCCGAGCCACGCCCCCAACTCTACGAACGTGCCGTCTTCAGGCATATTGGCAAGGAGGTAGTCGTATGCTGCTTGGTGGTTGAACCACCCGTCTATGTCTTTTGAAGCTTTCATCGTAATGCGTTGTAATAACAAAGATACTGCTCTACGCAGATAAGTGTTCCTTGTTCGGATGCTGCTTGGGCAAAGGTGCCATCTGCCTCATACGTCATTTCAAAGCGTAGGTTGGGCAGGTCGTATGGCTTAAACATATAACAGGCGGTGTCTATGTTGCCGACTTGTGGTTGGTCGGTAGGGCGTAGCCTACCTACTTGCCCCCACGTTACGATTGAGCAATCAAGTCCGTTTAGGTTGTTCCACTCTTCAAGGAACTTTGGGTGCAGCACGTTATCATCATCCAGATAATAGACCCAATCCTCTTTGGTAAAGGAATCAGCATACAAGTCAAGAAACTCATTGCGTAGTGGGTTGCCCATATCCCCCGTGCGGGTGGAGTAATGTGTGATTGATGCGCTTGTTGCTCCCTTGAAGTCGCAATTTGCGTCTATCATCACCACCCACGTTGCATAGGCAGGGATATGCTGTTTTAGCCTTACGAGGTTGTGAGGTCGTGAGCAGGGCGTAACTATGTAAAGCATCGCAGTTCGTTTATTTTCTCCATCGTGAAGTCCTGCACATACTCGTATAACGATTCTGTTAGGTCAGCAACTTGGTTAGGGTTTTCACTTAGCCTCTTGATTGCTCCTGCCCATTCGCTTGGGTGCTTGATGGCAATGCAGTTCTCTTTGGTGATATAGGGTGAATAGGGTTGTGTGTTGCTCACTATCAAAGCGCACTTGCTAAACCCCGCCTCAAGCATCTTTAGGTGCGACTTGCACTTGGCAAACTCTGAACCACTTAATGGCACAAGGCTAACGTCAAAGTAATTGTAGAGCTTGTGATAGTGTGTTGGTGGCATCGGGGGCAGCTTGTAGCTTGCCCTCATTATTTCAGGGTACCCATCCACTTCTGCAACATAGCTTTGATAGCCTTCAAGGTTGATTGTGGACTCTCTAACATCTGCGGCGTGGTGGTTGCCTCCGATATAACCAAAGCGCACTTCTTCGCTTGGCTCTCTCTCTACCTGCCACGTTGGCACGCTGATGGCATTGGGAATGATTCGGATGTTGGTATTGTACTTCTTGACCTTTGAGGCAAGGTGCTTGTTTGTCACCCATACCTCATCCGCTGCTTTCATAGAGCGGATAATCTTCATCTTCATTTGAGCTGAATATACCCCAAGCAGAGGATGGGTAGGAGGCAGCACCCACCAATCATCGTTATCAACAATTAGCTTGATGCCCTCCTTACGGCAGAGCTTTACAAAGTCATCAAAGGGCTCAACGGGGAATACCCGTGACGTGAAGATGTGAGTAACCTTCGGCCATATCTCAGGTTCAATGTCAGTAATCTTCTCAATAAAAAAGACATCTACATCCTTGTGGCATATCAAGGGTGCAAATGTCCTGTGGTGTGATACACCCGAGTTCTGCTTGTGGAAGGCAAGCACAAAGGGTCTAATCATAAATTAGTCTCTTGGTCTTTGAACCATTGCGCCATCGCTTTGCGCTCAAGATACTTTACCCACATCCGAGCAGCTATTGCCCTGCGTTGGGGTTTAAATGGATAGGTGCTGCGTAGGCGAGCCATAGCGATGCGCATAAATTGGTCTCTCATTTATCGTTGGTGTTAAAGGTTTCTTTAAGTTGCTCGTATGTTGATTGTGAGGCTTCACCCCAATACATTTCGCATTTGCCGTTCTTGATAGGTACGCCAACAAAGAATGATTGGTACATTCCCGTTGGGGCAGTATAGCGGTAGCAGGTTTCTTTTAGTGGACAGCCCTCTCCTGTGCATTTAGTGATGTCGGTCATAACGTACCCACAACTGTGTACGAGTCTAAGTCTTCACCCAAGATGAAAAACTTCTTGTAGGTCTCGATCGCTTCTAAAGTCTTGCGCTCACCTTCTGCTACAAACTCAGGGCTAACTCCATAAATACCTATGTCAAGGCTTGCCTTATCAATAGCGATAAAGAAGAACTTGTCTATAGGCACTCCAAACAATCTGGTGTAGATGAACGCTTGTACGTCGTAACCATACTTCTTAGCAGAGTAAGGAAATGCTCGTAGGTCGGTTGTCGTCTTCAAATCAGCCAAGAAACCATCTGCGTAAATGTCAGCTTTCGCCCTAAAGGGCAGGCCACCAATCATACCAATCTTTGGTACTTCAAACTCGCAGCCTGTGAGCAAGCCAAGCACGTTCTCATTGCGAAGCAGTGCATCAGATATTCTCTGAGCCTCGTTGTACTCTTTGCGGGTACATAGGTTGCGCTTTCCTTTTGCATCTTGCCAAGCCTTAGCTGACTTGCTCTGCACTTCAATCACTTCGTAGTCAGCCACTTTATGCGGCTCAAGGGCCATTAAGTGTACTAAGCGACCTACTGCAAACGCATCAGAATCATCGTTGCCATACTTTGTAACGTAGTAGTACGTCTTTGGCGAGGTAAGCAGCAGCTTGCAAGCAGATGAGGACAGAGCGTTCTTACCGAGCACCCCGTAGTAAAAGTCATCATCGTGCATCTTCTCAAGGACTGTGTCCATGTCCCAAGTGCTGCCGTCTAAAAGTTCTATAATTTTCATAAGATTGGTTTTGATATTAAATGTTCTTTACAAATGTACCGTTAATCATTTTGCCTTTTCTATTTTTAATAACATTATAGGCTGAATTTAAACAGTCTTCGATCTTAACTTCTTCTATTGCAGCAAGATTCGTTAGAACAACAATGATGTCACCAATGGCGTCGATCAACTCAACTTTGTTAGATTTTAAAATAGCCTGCGATAGTTCGCCACATTCTTCTAATAGTTTTAGATATTGTGTTTTTGTATCGCCTTGAGATATTAAATTTCTATCGTTAGCCCAATCTCTAATTGCTTGAAGTTCATCAGTAAGCAGCTCAGTGTATTGTGTGACGTTGTAAAAAACAGGATGGCCAACAGTTGGAACTTCTAAATTATTAGGCAGCTGAGATGTGCACTGCCAGGTTAACGACTGTCTATTCTCCTTATATTCTAACACAATAGAATAGTCTACGTACAACAATTTTATATTGTTATTAAGACCATTGCCAAACATTTCGACAACATCAGCATTTGATATAGTTGGTTTTTTGTCGTGGTTAGAAGAGAGTCTGTGTTTTAGGTTCTTAATCATTTTTCTTAAAAATTAGGTTTAACATATCAAAGTGCTTTTCATAAACGTGGAAACTGTTGGCATTATAGTATATGTGCCCTATTTCTACTTCTTTGTATAATTTCTTCACGTCTTGCAAGAAACGTTCTTGAACAGTGGCAAACCAATAAAAGTCATTGAAGAAGCCATATATCGCGTCATTAGATCGCATATTAACAACGCTGTGTAGTTTGTTATCCCTTATAAAGAAATGATGCGCTAGCGTGCAAATAAAATCATTCTTACTGTTTTCAACACTATCACCGTGCATTGACGGTCTGTTGTAAATCATTATTGCTCTACGTGAATGCTTGCTCTGCTTTAATTGCATTAAAGCATTTTCATACTGATTGTGATTCTGATCAGAGTAAACAAGGTGACCATAGTTAGAATTGATCTTACTGTCAACACCACAGATCTTAAGCCATAGCGATGCGTGCTTGCCAATTTCGCTAACGCTCAAGTCTTGAGAATCGTACCATTTTAGCTCTTGCTCTACGTACTTAGTTGGCGTTTGCCTGCCCTTAAGTTTAATAATCTTGTCTGTTGGATCAAGTATCATATTAGCATTTAGCACCTCAACCATCTTTGTAGCGCCGTCTATAACAAAAATGTTATGATCAAGATTATACTTTAGCTTTTTAAGCACACTAACAAGCTGTGTTTTATTTTTCATAATCACCATTTTTAAAATTGTCAAACGATCCTGCGTAGGCAATAAGATCTAATATGGTGTCTCTCTTGCTGCTGTACCCAAGTCTTGATAGCTTAAGTGCCATCATACACTTGTAAAAATCTTCTGTGGTGATTTCTTTACCGCAAAGTTCTGATGCTATTACAGCAGCCGAGCTCATTGATTTAATTATTGGACCATATTGGCGCTCCTTTTCTTCATTGCGCTCAAATATGATCTCATTGGCTTGATCAAAAATTGTCATTGTATCTGATTGGTTTTAGTAAATGTAAGCAAAAATGTTTACTTTTCAAATGTCGATTCGTACCATTGCTCAAATGGAACGCTAACTGATGAATCGAGGTAAGCGTAACGTAAGTGTATGGCCTCAATAGTTTCAATGTCTTTAAGGATTGATTCAGATATGTCTACCGACTTCAGCTCTCGGAGTAGTTGGGATATAGTTTGGTATTTCATTTGATTGGTTTTAATTATTCTTCGGATGCGACTTGAGTTGCCCAATTAAGCCACTTGGTGTAGATGTCATCGGCAAGCTTTGGGGCTTCTCCATAAATGGATGTCGTAGGGTAGGCTACGGTATTAGTGTAGCCATCCTCATTGTAGGTCTCTTCAACGTAGGTTATGTCCATCTCGTAGTTGTAGAAGTCAGCGACGTGAACGTAGCCGAGAAACTTAGCAAGAATCTCATCGCTATTCTTATTGTCGGGGTCGTAATCCTCAAGGGCATCCCAATAAGACTGCGGTAAAAGGTCGGCATCTTCAAGCCAAAACTTTAGGTCGTTGTATGTGAATATCATATCCCAAGAAGTTCAAGAGTCCATAGGTATGCCCAAAACGTCAACGCAAGAGCGCAGAAGTAGGCCGTGTTTTTAAGTAGTGTTTTCATCTGATTGGTATTAAATGTTCTACAAATATATAACAAATTATTTAATTACTAACAACACAACAAAAAAAAAGAGGACTACTTGTCCTCCTTCCATTGCGTGTAGCAAATTGCTACCGCTTGGTCTTTATCTTGGTATTCGCTTCCGATAGCTTCCAAGCAACGTTGGATGTATTCGGATTGCTTTTCACCACTTTTGGGTTGAGGGATTGGCATAGGTTAAAACTTTAAATGAAACTAATCTTTGGATGTCTGGCAACTCAAGTCTGCTTATTACGTCTTGTCTGCCTTCTCTTTGGTAGTATTTTCTTGTGGCTTCTTGCTTTGTCACAAATACAGGTTCTACAATGTCTTCACATAGCCGTGCAAGTTCTTGTGTTCTTACCATTACAAACCCACCAAGCTCAGGCATATCAAATGCAATGTACTCGGCTTTGCCGTACATCCACCCGTTGTTACCTTTTACATTTTTAAACTCTACCCAAATAGTATTGGGATGGTTACCTCCTTTTACATCTACAGATGTTGTTCCATTAAGGCGTGTAACAAAATAGTCTATGTGATCGTAGATGTCAGTGTTTCGATCTGACTTCTCACAAGAGTAGCCTATGGCCTCACAAGCTTCTACAAATCTATTTGCAGTTAAATCACCAACTTGGTTGGAGTACTGTCTGCGCTCATTACTGACCATAAGCATTGTATAATGTCTCAAGTTCCTGTAACCTACCGCGCAGGCAAGAACCGCAAGTTGTAGGTTGCACAGAATCTTTGAATACGCGATTGTAGATTTTATTGACTTCGGTTTGCTCGATTGCAGTTACAGTGTTCCTACCTCGCATCTTGCCAACAAACTCGTATTCTTCTTTGGTCAAGCATTCAGGCTTTCTGTATCGGAATAGCTTGTTCAGTTTCTCTTTACGAGCATCGCAACCGCAGTCAATGCCTGTTGCTTCGCTAAACCAATCTACTGCAGCTTTAATACCTGTGGTAGTTGTGATAGCTTCTATGGTATCACCCAAGCCGCTTTGCTTCTTTGTACGCTTTGTAGGAGTCTTCACAGTCTTCTTGTATTCGCTCTCTTGCATTTTTTAGTGTGTTGAAAATTGATCGTGCTGAAATTTTTGTTTCGCCAGCTAATGTACGAATGCTCATATCGGTGTTGTGGTATAGCGCAAATATCTTTTTGTCATACCAATGCCAATCATCCTGTGTTGACCACACCTTGTCATAGAGTGCTATGAGTTGCATTTCTGCATCTTCGTTCGTATCTTCAAAGATATATTCTTCAAGGATGTTTACATCTACAAACTCAAATTTAGATCGCGCTCGCATTAAGTTCCCATACATATTCCTGAGCGTAACATATACAAAAAAAGTATTGACATCGGTCTCGTTGTACATTATCTTCTCAGCATCAGCCACATACTTATAAAGTCGGACATACATCTCCTGAACAAGCTCCTGCGCAAGGTCATCGCTTGCACCAAAGCTCTTGCACATCCGAATCCAATCGGTCTGGCGCTTGGCTAATAATGAGAGGAGTTCCAAGTAATTTCTACAATTATCACAAACAATGCAAACTGAACTGTATGCATCACAATATCCTCTTCAAGGTAATCAGTCTTTGACCAATTTGCTCCTACGATAAGCCCATAGATAGGATAAAAGCCTACGTTAAAATTCATCAAATGTTTTCTTTAGCGTTAAATATAGTTCTTTATACTTAGATAACTCCGCTACCACCTCATTGAGTTTATTTAGTTCCTGCTCCATCGCCTCAAAGTCGGGCTTGTCAATGTAGGCCATCGGGTTCTCCTCAAGAACGCAGCAAGCCACCTTGTAGTAGTGCTGATAATCACCATAGATAAGGCGATCTTTGTGCATCCTTACGGCATACGCCACCGAGCTATGGTCTTTGTCTATGGCCTCACCTAACTCGTGAAGCGTGGCGTGGTTTCTGAATGCTGATACGAATGCTGCTCTTGCAGTGGATTCTTTATGCGCTCGGCTTCCATTGTCTTGGAACCCCAGACGGGCATAGTATTGTTCTTTACTAACTTTTAATTGGCGTATTTCGAAAGGTCTCATTAGCATTTGCAGTGTTTAGCCCTGCCCTCTTTATAATTGGTTAATATCTTGGTAATTGGCATAGTGTAGTGTTTGTGGTCTGAAAGTCTTTTAAACTTCATCTCACTTGCCCACTCCACTAATTTGTCATCCTTGTCTTGGATTATAGTTACATCGGTAACGAGGTAGTCTACTCCGTCTACTGCAAAGCATTCGTACTTCTGAAAAGGTGATAGAATCTGCTTCATAACGAGTCTTCAATAATACCCTGCAGGCGTTGTATCTCGTAAATCATTTGCTCGGCATCTACTCTAAGCTTGGAGTTAGCCAAGTACATCTCATTCATTTTGCCTTCTGTGAACTGTCGGTAGTCAATAAACTGCTGCAATAGCAAGTCTGCGTAGTGGCAGCTCATAACGTGGTGAAGAAGGTCATCTTGTACTTCACGGCCTTTTGCTTTGTCTGCTGCTTGCTTCGCTAACCACATCGCAGTACCGGCAAGCATTAGCTGCTTCTCCCTTATGTATAGATCGTGGGTGTCGTCAGAAGGGTACATCAGTCGCAGGTGTTTCATCTATTTTAATTGGCAGCAAGTTACGACCATTTATCATAAAACCAACATTACCTAATAGGCTTTGTAAGATTAAGGGAGTTTCAAGAGGAGTTATGCGGCCGCCGCTTTCCATTTCTTTAACCTTACGAACGTGAATGTGCGTGTAAATCCAATCAGTTTCGTGGGCGGCAAAACGATGTATAACGATCACGCAGTCTGATCTATTACCCCACTTACCACCACCTTCAATGTCTGAAGTGTTTGGAGGCATTGCCATGCCTTCATACTTATGGCCTTTGTAAAATGTTTTACGCATTGCCTCAGTTACAGGGTGAGCATTTACAATTGTGGTGACGTTGTTTTTGTGAGCGAATACCCTAAGAGCTGATGCTACCTCGTAGTGGTATTCGTGCATTCCTGTCTTACCTAGTTTCTTTTGATCAGTAGATAAAGAGTTGTAGGGATCAATAAGAGCACCAGTATAGTTCCATTCGTTCTTAATTGAATTCATTATCTCAAGAAGTTCAAATGCTGTAAATAGCCTGTTCCCGTCGATAAATTGAAAATACTCATTTATAAAGTCAAGCTTACGGAACATCATACCTTCATCAATGCCTTGAATAGGTTTGCAAACAAGGAACTCAATTAACTTTCGCTTGAGGCTTGGCACTTCGTTCTCAGCAGAGTAAATGAGCCACTTCTTGCCGAAGTTATAGGACTGTAAAAGCATTAGGTAAAGCAGCGTGTGTGTCTTGCCAACGTTAGCATGGCCAACAACTACGACAAATTCACCATCTTTTAACCTTAGCCATTCGTCTACTTCAAAAACACCGAGCTTACCAGTGTCATAGTATTTGCCTTTAAGGGCGCGTTGTAAATATGGCAACGAAGATTCGTTACTCAGAAGATCAGGATGTATCATTGTTTCTAATTGGTTTTACAAATATAGCAAAATAATTGACATAAAAAAACCCCTCCGAAGAGGGGCTTTACGCAACGGCCATTAAAAACCAATCAGAACGGGTCGTTGCGATTTGCGAAATGCTCAGTGTGAGAGGCAGGAGCTGAACTCGCACCTGTCATCCAAGCGTTAAAGGTCTCTGCATTGGCAAGGATAGTGTTAACATCGTGTTGTGCAGCACAAGCGTACTCAACCGCTGACTTTAAAGCAACTTGGCGAATAATAGAAGCCGATCGTTCATCATTGCTTTTAGGCATTGATCCAACTGATGGGGTATAAGCTCCACCTGTAGTTGCGCCAAAAGCATTTGCACGTTGGATCTTGATCGTACCCTTTTCGTTCTTAGTATACTCAACGTCTTCGCCTACTGCGTAGGGAGGAGTCTGTGATTTAGCAAAGGCAGTACCGAAATCCCCTGAATCGAAGCGAACCTCAAGTTTGTACAAATCCTGCCATTGTCCGGTAGGGGTGATAGAAATAATTTTAGGCATAGTATAGATTGGTTTTAGATAAATAGAATTGATTGCTGCTGCAAAACCTCAATACGAGCTTCAAGCTCTTGTATCTTGTTTTGTAGTGCTTGGATTTGTGCTTGTTGCACTTGCACCATCTCGGTGTAAACGTCTTGAGAAAATGATAAAGTCATATACTGATTGGTTTAAGTTCAGGCAAATATACAACTTATTCTGATACCAACAAACCCGTGAATGTAATTTCTGCCGTGTCTTTCCCAATACTTGTATCGTGAACCAACTTTAAGGAATGCACATACTTACGGCTATCATCCTTTACTCCACCCCAAGTTTTAAATACGTCAAGGGCAAACTTCACAGCCATAATGGCATTGTCAATATCGTATCGGTAATTAACCTTGCAATGGATGTGGACATCCTTTATCTCTTGCAGGTCATACTTTTCAAGCTGCGACATCACCTCCCTTGATACCAACTCCTTTGCCTTCACACGAGCAGTCCAATGCTTTGATGCATAGAACGCGTTAAGGCTTGGAACCTTGCCAACGACAATCTTATAGGTCAATTGTCGGGTATCAGATAGCCGCATTGAATGGCGAAGTGCAGGTCTATCTTGGCAATCTCACCGAGTAGCTCTTGTTCTTTGTATTTGGCCTGTTGGCGAGATTGGTAGTCCGAGTCGCAGTTAGCCATCAGCGAGGCACACTCCTCAAGGATAAAGTCTATCTTCCTGCGTTTGGCAGGGTTAGTATAGTACTGCATATCGGCCTGTTGTTGTTTGGCTTCCTTCGCTTGCTGCTCGTTGCTCATCTTGGCGTTCAAGTTCAAAATTTAGGTGAGCGATAGCCTTGCGGATGTCATCGCATATCGGGTTGTGTGGTTTCTTGCCTGCTCGCATTATGTAAGTTAGAGCAGTACCCAAGTTGTAGTTATCGGGTTGGAAGTCCATCACAACATCCTTCGCCTCTATCTTCAACGTCTTGCCGATGTAGTACTTTGGTGTCATTAGCCAAAGGTACATCATCCCAATAAATGTAGATGTGGTCATTCATTATTTAGAATCATTACAAATTAACATAAGTACTTGCGTATGTCAAATTTATTTCTTTTTTTTTACAAGTTGAATAGTTAACTTACTTAACTTAACTAATTAATCAACTATTAACTTGACTTTAGTTAGTAGTTAGTCAACTCTTAACTTTACCAAACAACTTAAAGAAAAAGAAACTTAATAAAGAAAAAGAAAGAAGTTGCGTTGTAACGCATCCAAATACATCAAGGTATAGAACTATACCCTTTCGCATATAAAGTCGCTTAAAACGGCTCTAATGTATCTTAAAGGGTATAATTACTCGGTGAGTTTATCCACCCAACGCTTCACGATGTATGCACCTACCAAAACAAGGGCAAGCATCGTTAGCCCACCTTCAAGAGTCCATCCCCTCTGCTTCTTCTCCTTTGTGAGAATCTTGGTCTGTGTTACTCGGATGGTGTCGGGCAAGCAGGTTGCCTCAACGTACACCTTTCGGTCTATGTACTGAAGCTGAAGCCGAACCTTGTCTTGGTAAATTGTCGTGTCCTTGTAGAGTTCGAGCGTGTCGGTTAGGTACTTTGTCTGCGTGACAATCACCGTGTCCCTTACAACTACACTCTGCAGGACGGGTTTCACAGTAGCGCAACTGCTAACTACCGCAAGAATCGCAGCCATCGGGAGAATCCACATTACAAGTCGGTTGGGGTTTAGTTTCAAGGGAGTTGAGCCATTCATCAAAAGAGGAGGTATTTAGTTTTGCCATTGTGCTTGACTGCTTTTAGGATTTGTTTTCGGTTCTTGCTACTTGAGTAACTAACGTGAACCCACGATGGCGCAGTATCAGAGCCAAATTCCCAAATGAGTTGGTCAAAGTCTAAATTGTCCTTAATCCAATGGAACAAGACATCGTTGCCACCATCAAACTTGAGGTCAGCAGCTTGAGCCTGCACGTGCTGAGAGGTCTTCGCTCCCCCTACTTTGCTATTCACCGCAGGGCTGCGGTATGCACTTGTTACTTTGAGCGCACCTAATGCATCTCTCGTGGGTTGTAAGACGTTTTCTGCAAGCGCACGGAGGTTGGGTTCCAAGTGCTTGGGTAAAGCGTTAGGAAGCCCTGTTTTTGTAGCAGTCAGTTCTTGGAGGGTGAAGTTCTTGGTCATTTGAATGTGTCGTATGTTGCACTAAAGTGAAACTTCTTGATGCTTATATCGGACATTATCCGAATTAGTGCGCCTTAATGCACATTTTAACGACCCTGACTCTTGTAGGGCTTGGAGTAGTTCTTACTCGCTTTGTTGGCAGATGCACTCTTGGAATGCTTGCCTCGCTTCTTGCTCTTACTTATCCGTTGGCTTACCGCCTGTTGCTTTGCCATCTTTAGGGTCTTTCAAAAACATAAGTGCAAACGCACCCATCATAAACGCACTAACCTCCGTGAGCGTGGCCTTCTCGTAAAACACAAGCACAAAACAAAGGCCGATAATAATCAGCCCAAGTAGAGTAGTCTTCGGGTTACCGAAGATGCGCTCAATTAGCACCTTTGTCCTTCTTGTAGTCCCTTCGCCACTTCCAAAGAGTGTACGCAAGTGAGGTTACAAGTACGGCTAAACCCAACGCTTGATGGGCGTAGCTTACGAGAAGTCCTGCTCCCGTTAAAGACCAAGACGTGATTACGCTATCAGCCGACTCCTTTGTCATCTTTGTTTAGGGTGTTCTCGTATGCAGATACCAAGACACGAACCTCATCTAATTGCATTAGTAGATTCGCCTCTTGCTGCTTTAATGCATCAAGCCGTTGTTTTAGGTGTTCCATCAGTAGGGGGTTTTAATTCCCTGCTAATTTACGCTTCCGCTCCTTCTTCAGCAACAGGCTCCTCAACCACTACGGGCGTTGGAATCATTGCCCAAGCATCGTTGGCAAGGGTGCGGTAGTAGCCATCAACTCCCAATACCTCATCGGCAGCAGGGTCGTTAACTGCAAGCACGGTGCGCCAATAAGATGAAGCGATTACGGCTCCGTCTTTGGTGACGTCTGTGGTTTTGCGCACGTCAATAGTTCCGTCAAGTTTGACGTTGAATGCGCTGATGTAGATTACTTCTTCAATCATTTTGTTTAGTTTAATTTATTATACAAAGCAGGTAACGGTTAAAACATAGTTTTCGTTAATGGCAAATGGTCTTGCAGAACCCGTAATAACACTACTATAAGAGCCTGCAAATATACTTGTAGAAAGTGCAGTCAGAGTATAAACTGCTCCCGAAGTTGTATCATCTCTCATAGCTCCCGCAAACGTAGTCGCTGCGATAAATGGCAGACCTGTCAACTGAACACTTGAAGAAGATAAGGCGTTCACGGCACTAAAATTAATTTGAGCGCGAAGAGTAAATTGCCTTCCTATTTTTGTATATGTTCCCTCGCTTGTAGCAAGCGTGTACCCTGCGCTTAGGACAGTTGGAGTCCAAGTGCCTTCTTCGTAGTCATCAAGGGTATTTACATTCGCTGATGCTACCTGCGTTGCAGGGAATTGGATGCCGCTTCCTACTGCAAGAACTCCATCGGTATTGAAACGATATTTTTCAGCACCACCAAAGTTCATAATCAGTTGTTGCGTTTGGTCAATGGCATTAAAACCATTAAACGCATCTGCCTTGAATACAAAACCATTGTCTGCCGTATCTAAAAAAGAAGCAATTGCACCATAACCTGCGGCCTTAACAACTAATCTATTGGCAGGCGCATCAAGGCCGATGCCTACGTTGCCTGCGGAGGTGATGCGAACACGCTCGGCATTATTAGAACCAAATACTAAACTTCTTGCAGCCCTTGCATTAATACCAAAAGTGTCATTACCGCCACTACCAAATATCTGCTGTGCAGTACCGATGTCAGCAATAGTAGTATTACTTGTTTGCCAAGTAAAATATCCGCCATTAGCAGAAGAAGAATTAATGTTGCCGCAAAGACCATCAGTATTTCCTATTAATAAAGATGCCGCAGTTACACTACTTGAGGCTGCAAAAGTACCCGATACATCTAAATCACTTGTAGGGGTCGCTTTGTTAATACCGACTCGGTTGTTGGCGGCATCAACTACAAGAGTAGTCGTGTCAAAAGTAGCAGCACCTGCTACCGCCAAAGTTCCTGCGATAGAAGCAGCAGTCGTTGACAAAGACAAGGTTGAGTCATTACCCAAACCATCGCTTAACGCCTTTAGCGTACCGCTAATCGGCCCGTTGTCCGTAACCTTAATAAGGCTATCGTATGTGTCCTGTGGGGTTGTCCCCGTTAATGTTGTTCCCATATTAATTCCAAGTTGTTGACCAAGTATTCCAAATTTCTTCTATCAACTGCCAAGCACCTTGCTCGTTGTTGCCGTAAAGGTTAGTAGTAGGATGACCATAAGACAATGGCTGAACCATACCCCAAGAGATATCGTTTGTAGCTGCTGCTTGACCCCAATAGATGTCATTGTTTGCTGCTCCTTGTCCCCAATCGCCTTGAACTCCCATTGTCTAAATAACTCTTTAACTTCACAATGTTGCTACGCTT